ACGGAAGAGAGCGCGATTTCTCTAAAAATAAGCGGCGAAATCGTTTCAGGCGTCACTCTATTAATAGTAATGAAGCGATCCCGAGTATCGGCAACGGGAAGCGTAACTTTTTGAGAGAACTCATATCCGTTCTGAACAAGGCCGCGAATACTGTATTCTGTTGTGATTGTATTCGCTGATGAGTCACCATCGTATCCAACGCTAATGCTAATAGTAATAACGGATTCTCTTGCCGTCCCTACTATACCTTGTCCAACGTCTTGCGTATCAGATAATTTAGTTATCTTGAAGTTGAGAATCGCGGAATCTACAAAAGAGTCAGTGACTTGAAACGTATAACCGACCGCCTCTTCAGAAAGGTTTCCATTATCAGCCCAATTAGAGAAATTCTTTCCATTTCTAAGGTCAATTGAGCCAGTCCCATCGACTGCGCCATTTTCGCGATTAAACGGGCCGTAAATCACTTTGCCAATAGCGGAATCTCTGTAACTTTTTGACGTAATAGGTTCTTGAGGGTAGCCAAAATCATCACCTATTCCAGAACCATACCTTTCCGCGCCATGATAGAAATCAATTGTAGTTTTCTGATAATTGTAAAATCCTCCCGTGTTTTGGACAGGAAAATCATTAAAATAGACTCCTTTACCGTAATTTGATGGGTCTAATTTGTATCCACTTGCATCTACAATACCATAAATTGGACCTTCGCAAAGCAAATCAATAATTTCAGCGGAAGAGTAACTTCTAAGTAGACTCTGCCCTGCAACTGGCGGCGAAAGCTCAGGAGGCGGTTGAGATTTTTTACTTGAAAATAGGCTCATGTTTAAAGTCCTGGAGCGTTTCTGCCTCTATAAGCATACATGTAATTCTTTCTGCACTCAACTTCAGAAAGTAATACGAAGCTATTGGTTGCGTCAAGGACATACATTTTGAATGGGCCTGTTGAGTTGTATTTTTCGTAAGTTCCGTCTCCAGACTCGCTTAAAATGAGATAGCAAGTTGAAGTTGGTTGTCCCGTTCGTCCATGTGTATATCGTGGAAGGATTTTATTAGCGTTAGGAAGTCCTAGTGAGTCGCTTTCGTTTAGAGTATAGAGATTGGGAGTGCTATCGTAGTAGTAAGCTCTCAGTCTTGCGTTAAACGACACAGAGTTTGCAAGATTTTGCGGAGCTATATTTGCGCTAACAACTATACTGCCAATTTTTAAACGGCCATATCCAAGCGGAACAGGACCACCTTGACGAGCGTTATTTAGCCTGCCGCCGAAAAGATAAGAGTTAAGACCAGCACTTGTGTTCTGCTGCTGCGCTTGAACTTTTGGCGTTGGCGTTAAAAGCATACTCAGGCCAGCGGAAACTAGAGCAAAACCAACGGCAGCGCCTATACCAGTCCAACCAAATGCGTAAGCGATAACCGCGCCCACTACAATAAGAAGAGCGCCGAAAATCTTGCTGAGACCAGCTCCACAAACAACAGGCATTAGCACAATCTCGTCTCCATTTTCTAACTTTGTTTCCCAATCTTGGTAATTAGTTTTGATACCATTCTTTAGAACGCAAAAAACCTGTCCCAACTCTCTTTCTAACTTGAAAATGAATTTTCTAAAAGATTTGCGGTTTGACTCTATGGCGCGCATGACTTCGTTGATGTTGCGGCACGCGAACTTCAGCTCTTTGCCAAATTTTTTTTCAAGGACTCCTTTAAAAATGACTTTTACCATATTGCTGTTTTTAGGAGCCGAAGCGCGAAATGGAAGTAGACCCAAACTTACCGTCTTCAAGTAAAAGCTGTCCGACATCTTCGCGGTCAGCGCATGGTTTCAATACATGAAATCTCTTAGAGACAAGAGAGTAGATAAAGAACTCACGATTGCACGAATAGCAGCTTGCTTCATCAAAGGTTGACGGGGTTTCGTCAGACGATACGTGGGAGTGAAAAATACCCACTGTATGTGGGTCGTGAAAGTAAACTACAGCAGGATCAAGCGCGAAAAACTTTTCAGTATCTTTCGCGGCATTTTCCATTTTCACTATATCAAGATCGCCGTTGGAATCATACACAACAAGCCCGCAGACCTCTCTTGTGGGAGAAGATTCCGCATAAGTTATTAGCTTATTTCTGATAATGTTGGCGTCCATTGCGTTAATATCCGTGCTTGAAGGTTCCTGGGAACCCACCAAACGGAAGAGGATTGGTAAAACGTAGTTTACACCCTGTTAAGTTCTTTGAGCAAGCGTCTCTTTCCCAAAAATTACCATTCTTTTTTGGGCTGTTTTGGGCATTTGATGTGTGCGCAACTCTGCAAACATAATAATCCTTAACAAAATCATAAGCAGGGCTACTGTTAATATCACTCTTCGGAATCTTAAATGTAGAATAGATAGAAACATATTGCCCAACCGTATATGCAAAACCGCTTTTCCATAAACCTGCATCCGCGCCAACGGTTATGGCCGAACCTTCTGGGGTTGTGAATGTTTTGTCTTTATCGTTCGCCACTGGCTTGCCTTGGGAACCTACCTGAAACAAGCAACCTGACCCGCGATAAACAAATGGGCAATACCGCGCTAAAATCTGTCTCTTAGGTAATTTTACGTTCTCCAGTTCAAGACAAGTAGCTAACTCAAACTCCATAACCAACTTATTTTCCGCCACCTTACGATAGATGAAGAAAATATCATCTGGAAAACTGCGTTGCGGACTACTATCCTTGTAAGGATTTACGCCGCCTTCAAAGTTAACGTCATCAAGAAATTGAAGAAGAGTTGTTTTCCTGACAATCTTACGGTTAATCAAATCATACTGTTGAGCTAACGCTGAGAAGTAATAATTGTGATTGAAAAATCGAATCTTCGGGCGTGGAAGCCTATTTTCGCCATTCAATTCAAACTCTGAGGTCTCGAAAGGATAAGCGGCGTAGACCTTGCCGCGAAAAACTATTGGTTTATCTATTACCGCCTCATCCTCAAAAGTCTGGATTTGCCCGTTATGGAGCCTTATGGGGTTCGGGTCATCTGGAGATGCGTAAATCTCAAAAAACTCAAGCCTTTGCGTGGGCTGGAGTTCGAATAGTTGTTTTACTATTTTTTGCTGAGAAGGCATCTAATTGACCTTGTTCCGTTAATGCTATTTTACACTCTTTTAGTCCAGAAGTCAGCAAGAAAGAGCTGATTCCGCCGATAACTTCGTCTTGAACATACTTCTTGGCAAGAACGAAAGCGTTATCGTCTTTGCAGAACTTAGCGTAAATTTTGGCCGCGAAAGATTCGGGAAGAGTGATGGAATACCCGCTATTCTTGTAAGAACTAACGGCTTCTTCAAGATAACCAGAAATAATCTTTTCGCCATCTTCCGCCGCAATAGGTTTGAAGACTACAATCTTATCAATTCGGTTAAGCATCTCGGGGCGGAATCTCTTTTTTACTTCTTCGCTGGTTTTCAGCGCGGAAACGTCTTCAGTTGTCTGATTAAAGCCAAATGGTAACTTTTTCTCATTAGTTGTCCCTACGTTACCCGTCATAATGATAACCGTATTTCTAAAGCTAACGGTATCTCCTCGGGCATCTTTGACTTCGCCCTTGTCGAGTATTTGCAAAAGAACGTCCCAAGCGTCAGGATGAGCTTTCTCGATTTCATCAAATAAGACAACCGACTGAGGATTATTCTTCACTTTGCTAAGAAAGGAAGACCCTATTTTGTGGTCAACGTATCCAGGTGGCGGGCCGATAAGCTTCATCATGGCGCTCGAATCCGAATACTCGGTCATATTCAAATCAATAAACGAATCATTGCCGCCGAACATCGGTGACTCGGCTAACGTTTTTGCCAAATGCGTCTTACCAGTTCTTGAAGGACCGACAAAAAGAAAAGATGCAATTGGCCGCGAAACTGGATTGACGCCTAGATAAAAATTTGAACACCCTTTGATTACGGAATCAACGGCTTCGCTTTGGCCATAAACTCTGGCCTTGAGGTATTCAGAAATCTCATTGTGTCTCTCTATTGGTGTTTTAGACGTGGAGATTGTTATTCCAGTTCGCGCCACAAATGATTTGATTACGTCTTGTTCTGTGATTGTAAAAATGGTAGAGTTCTTCTTTTTATACCAGTCACGCTGCTGTTTTTCGTATTTGACTAGATGTTTGTGCGCGATTTCCTTGAAATGTTCTGTGTCTTTTGCGAGGTGACTGGCCCGCGTAATCCGTTCCTCAGTTTTGCTAATCTTTTCAGGGCGAACCAATCCTTCATTCTTGACAAAAGCACAAACATAATCCAACAAATCAAAAGCCTTATCAGGGAAGTTATTGTTATGAATGTATCGGCTGGTCAAATCGACAATCTTTTGGATTGCGGCGTCCGATACATTAGCTTGGTGAAAAGATTCGTAAGATTCCTTGGACTTTTTCAGAATCTCAAAGGTTTCGGCGGCATTAGGTTCTTTTACTTGCACCACATCAAATCGCCGCTTCAATGCTTTATCTGATTCGATAATTTTGTATTCATCTTCTGTTGTCGCGCCGATAATTGACAGTTTCCCATTCGCAAGATACGGTTTCAGGATGTTCGCGGCATCTGTTGCGCCGTCATGGTCTCCAGCTTTCAGAATAGTATGAATCTCGTCAATAAACAGAACCCAATCAGGATTCTGAGAGAAGATGTCAATAACTCTCTTTAGTCGCTCTTCAAACTGGCCGCGTAATACTGTGCCAGCCACCATTGCCGCCAAATCAAGGGAGAAAATAGTCTTTGGCGCAATTACTTCAAAACATTGATGCGAAAGAATGTTGTAAGCGAGTGTTTGGACGATTGTCGTCTTGCCTACGCCCGCCTTACCTACAAGGATTGGATTCTTCTTGTATTTGCGCGAAAGGATATGAGACATTTTCTCAATTTCGGTTTCGCGATTCTTCGCTGGTTCAAAACTACCTTGCGCGGCAAGATAGTTGAGATTTGTGCAAAATGGAATCTTCTGATTGTCTTCGCCAGAAGTAATTACTATGTCTGTGCCACCGTTATTAGCTGGAAGCTTATCTAAATAATCTTCAATTTCATTCCCTGTGCGGAGACAGTCAAGAAAAAGAGCTTTAATTGCGGCAAAGGTCTCTGGCGAATAGCTCATCTTCTTCTCAAAGACCTTCATTGGAGAGAAGGTGTTGACGGCCCCAAGCACAATGGCAATGAATACGTGTTCTACGGACAGGGACTCGCTATCTGTATCTTTTGCTACCTCACATGCGCATGAGATGCAGTGAGCACCTTCTTCATCGTTTTTTAGCGTTGGAACGTGGTTCTCTTCTACAAACTTTCTGACGACAACCTGAGTTTCATTGTAAACCTTTTCGCCGCCAAGGGCCAAAAAGAAACACCGAATCATGTCACTGTCATAATACAGTGTAGCCATGAACAGGTGCCGCGCACCTAATTCTTTACATTGTCCGTTCTCAATACCGAAAGCTACCGCCGAAGCTCTTTCGAAGAGTTTCTCGGTGCGAGGCTCTAAGGGAATTGTCAAACCGTTTACTTTTACACTGGATTTGTCGGCCATTGTAAGTAGATTAACAGATTCCGTTGATTTGTCAATCTTTTGTTTCAGAGTCTTCTTTTATTGCTAACGCTAAAAGCATAAGAGCTTTCCTGACTCGCTCGTTTCTTCCGCCGCCTAAATAAGTCCGCGCCCTAAATCCGTAGTGCATGCCTAATGCGTTGGGATGAGGGGATACGGATAAGTGCAAATCTCCATCTGGACTCGCGCCAACTTTAAGAAAACCTTCGGCGTCATCGCACTCGCAGGAGTGCATAATTCTTGTGCCGATTTTATTCCAAACTTCTTGGTTATGGCTGAAGTTGCCGATTATCTTGTCGAATAGTGAATCCATTTTAATGTTTATTTTAGCCTGTCGACGCAGATGTTGAAATACTTCTCTTCTCTTTCTATGCCTACGAAGTCTCGTTTTAGATTTTTAGCCGCTACTAATGTCGAGCCTGAACCAGCGCAATTATCAAGAATCAAGTCTCTTTCGTTAGAATAAGTCTTAATTAAATACTCCATAAGTTCAATAGGTTTTTGCGTAGGGTGGAATCTATTCCTTTGGTCCGCATTTGACGATTCCAAGATAGACGAAGGATACTTATCTGTGTAAACTTTATCAAGATATTCTGGTTTCTCCAACCCTTTTTGAAATCCTTGGTATCCATTGTTTACTCCCTTTTTAGCCTTTCTACCTTCGACTGGGACCATTATTGGAAAATAATTAGGAGACTTCTTGCCAAAAACAATAATATCTTCGTGGTATTTCATAGGTTGTTTCTTAGCTAAAGAAAAATTAGCTGGTTTTTTCTTGTCCCAAACCCAGCAGTAACGAAACATTCTAAGGTTTGAGCCAATAAGCTTGCTTGTAAATGGTTGGCTTCCAAATAATACGATTGGTGTTTTTTCTTTAGCTATCCTGATATAATGAGACCACAGCCGAGTTAAATCAATTGGAGAATCCCATGAGCAAGCGAGAGAACCGTAAGGGAGATCGCAAATGATAGCGTCCACGGAATTATCTGGGATGTTACTCATTAGCTCCAAACAATCACCTAACCAAATTTCGTTTTTCATGTTTAGTCTTTTAATTCTGAAAGCTTCAGATAAACCTTTTCATCAACCAATTCAATCTTATTCGCAAAAATTGCATCTCCACTCTTCTTTACGCCTTCCACAATAATGATGCTCTCTTCCTCAATCTTTTTGCCAATTGTATCCTTGAAGACTTGGAACGTGTCGTTTCTCTTCTGTTCGAATAGCATAACATTCATGTCTCCAGTGTCGTCTTCGGTCTCAGCTTTGAAGAAGTCTCCGCCTTTCTTGGTCTTTTTCCAGAAACATTCTTTAACCTGTAATGCAACTTTGACCCGCGAATCGTCTGGCATTTCCTTAATTTCTGCAATTGTGGACAGATTTTCACTATCTGTGCAGCAATCGCGGAGATTTCCTGTGGCGGAATACCCGAGCAACTTCTTCTCGAAATACCAATTCGCAAATCGTTCGTGCTTAACGTTCTTTTGGAAGATGTTTTTGTATTTTTCGTATTGCTTTTTGAAGGTTTCAAACCGTTTGGCGGACATTAGAATCTTAGAATCGTCGGCAAGGGTTTTGTTGGTCACGGCGTCTTGGATGGATTGCAAGATGTCATAGTTGCAGGATGGGCCAAGTAGCGTAAAGTTTCGTTGCTCTCTCTCTGTAAGAATGTTGAACGCTTGCGCTTCAAGGACAAGGCGGCAACGGCGGTCCTCTCCTAACGCGCCAACTTGAATCAGCGCGGAAAGATTGCCAATGTTGACTTTGTTATCTGATGCGGCCTTGAAGATTGCGTATTTGTGTCCGCCATCTGCTTTGGCTTGTTCGCGGATTGCATTGATGGTCTTCAGTTCAATGTTTTTGAGACCTTTGATGGAGGATAATCCGAAACGGATTCCTTCTGGCTCAATAGAAAAATCGTCAAAGGATTTGGTGATATTCGGCGGCAAAAGTTTGATGCCATAATGCGCGACCTCCTTAGATGCGGCGCTTACGATTTCTTGCATGTTGCCTTCGTATTTCGCCATATCCAAGAGAGAAAGGAAGAACTCTTTGGTGTATTTGTGCTTGAGGTATGCGGTGATGATTGAGATGTAAGCGTAACTTGCGCTGTGAGAGTTTGACACAACGATACCATCGGCAACAAAATTGTGGTTTTTCGAAGCCATTTCAAAATCAAGCGTGTTCTGAACGCCTAATTTTTTAATAGATTTAACTCGTGTAGTTTGCATAAAAGTTGTTCTTTGAACCGTCCATCATTAATTTCTATCTCCCATAAGTCAATGATTTTCCATCCAATCTTATCGCAATACTTCTTCTTCGCCTTGTCTCGGCCAAAATTGCGCCGCTGCATCGCATTGATTGGGCCATTTGGGTAAACTCTCGGGTCAATATGAAAATAAGTTCCTTGACATTCTACTGCAATCTTAGCTTCTGGGAAAGCAAAATCC